ATGGAATTGGGCAGGATTGGCGAATCCTGCCTTTTTGATACCGTACGTCAACTACATAATAATTTGGGCAAAACAAAATTTATATATAACTTTGTAGCATCTATATTGAATTAAACATTATTCTAAATCACTAAAAGAGTTTACTGATAAAAATGTCTAGATGCTATCGTTCGTGATGAATAATGGCATCTTTTTTACAAATGTTTTTTTCACAGACCATTTTTTTATAGATATTATACATCTTTACTTGCGAAAGTGGGGGTGTATTTTTTATTGGCTAAATTTTGCAGCTTGGAACAGAGGATGCATCTTTGCGGAAAAATGGATAAAATCAGATACCGTCTTGTATATAACCGCCAGAACACACTTAACAGGCAGGGCACGGCTCTTGTACAGGTTGAAGCCTATTTGAACCAAAGGAAAATCTACTTGAAGACAAACGTGTACCTCAAACCGGAGTGCTGGAGCCGTGAGGGGGCACAAGTCATTAACCATCCCCAGTCTAACGAACTCAACACAATGCTCTATGAATACATCCTGTATCTGCAAGGCATAGAGTTGGGGTATTGGAAGCGCGGAATACCTGCCACACTCTCACTACTGAAGGATGCTGTCAAGAAGAAAAGTACGGTGAATGTCAGCTTCTCCACTTTTGCCAAATCAGCCATTGACAATTCGGACAAGAAGCAGTCCACCAAGGACAACCTGCACTCGACACTGGCGGTCCTGCATGATTTCCGTTCCGGATTGGACTTCAAGGATCTTACCTATACATTCCTTCGTGATTTTGAGCAATACTTAAGAGAAAAGGGCAATGCGGTCAATACGATAGCCAAGCACATGAGACAGCTCCGTACCTTGGTCAATGAAGCAATCAACCAGGGATATATGCACGCAGATGCTTATCCGTTCAGAAAGTACAAAATCAAACAGGAGAAAGGCAGACATGAGTTTCTTACCCCGGACGAGCTGAAGAAGCTGGAAACGGTCAAGGTGGAAGAGGAGTCCATGCGTCATGTGCTCGATGCCTTCCTGTTCTGTTGTTATACCGGATTGCGCTATTCTGACTTCTGCCAGCTCACACCTGAGAATTTCATTAGAGTAAACGGCAAACGGTGGCTGTACTTCAAATCCGTCAAGACAGGGGTGGAAATCCGTCTGCCGTTGCATCTGCTGTTTGAAAGCAGGGCATTGGGCATTCTTGACCGCTATCCGGATATCGGAAGTTTTGCCGCTTTGCCTTGTAACTCGGAAGTGAATAAGCAGCTTCGAAAGCTGGCCGGATTGTGTGGTATCAAAAAACGGATAACCTACCATGTGAGCCGTCATACCTGTGCCACCCTGCTGGTTCATCAGGGAGTTGCGATTACAACAGTCCAGAAGCTGCTCGGACATACTTCCGTAAAGACCACACAGATTTATTCGGAGGTACTTTCCAGCACCATTGTGCGTGACTTGAAAAATGTTCAAAGGAAAAGGAAAAAAGTAAAGATGTTTCCCGATAAAGGCTTGAGAACATCTGATTTTATAGACAACCGGTAGATTTCATGAATCCTATTTGTTTTCTATTAATATTGTGATTCTTTAAATTCTTCGGATAATCGAAATATTGCTCCTGATTATTTTTTTCAATATGGATTGAATATGGAATAGTTTTCACTATCTTTGCAGTGTAACCAGGAGCTTGATGGCAATAAATATTGTCATCAGGCTCTTTTTTTATTGTCTATCTGTCGAATAATGGAATCCCCCGTCTGGCTTCACAGTCTGACGGGGGGAGGTTAAATCCAATCAATAATAGTTTTGAAAGAATCAGGTCAACAAAGTATTGACAAAGATAGTGAAATATGAATAGTAAGCAATATGGATATGGATTTATTTTGCATATATATAAATTCTCGGCATTTTTTCAGGAAAGATAGGGACAGTTGAGAAATAAAGGAAACAGGATGAATAATTTATCATATAATAATTAAACGGTGAATGTAATGGAGATAGATATTGCAAACATTATTAGTGCTGCCGGAACATTGCTGGCAGCTTATTTCGCCTATAATCAGTATACCAAAAACAAACTGACTGATTTAAAAGTGGAATATTTTAAAAAAGAGGAGGAAAGAAGAAGTTACCACCGCAGCGAGAACTCCGCCAAGGTGTTCGGTGAGCTGTGGCGTGTACTTTATGAAACGAAAGCAGACAGGGTATATATCGTACAACCCCATCCTTTAGGGCATATAGCTTTTCTTTCGGTGCAGTTCGAAGTAAAACGAAAAGGTATAGCCGGAATGCGTGAAAACATCCAATCACTTCCCATGAGTGAAGTGGCCGTTTTTGCAGAAAATCTCGCAAAGAATCTTTTCATGTTCTACTCAGATATTGATAACCAGGTTAAGGATAAGGTTGCCAAATCTCTATTATCAACAAATGGATGCAACAGCGTCGCTATTAAACGGCTTAATTCATCTCAAGATTGGGTTGGAAATATCTTTTGTGAGTTTACAGATGAAACGGATTTGAATGAAGATGAACTTCATAAGGTCTTGCATGAAGCAGCGGTCAACATACAATATATCCTGCCGGAATTCAAAGAAAATAAAATCGAATAATTATAATTAATGAATAGTATGGCTGACGTAAGAAAACTTGCACCGTTTATCCTAAAGTGGGAAGGCGGTTTTGTAAATGACCCTGACGATTTGGGAGGGGCTACCAATATGGGCGTGACTATCGGCACATGGAAATCGTGCGGCTATGACAAGGATGGTGACGGTGACATAGATGTGGATGATCTACATCTGCTTACTCGTGAGGACGTTGTTAATCGTGTACTCAAACCACATTATTGGGATAGATGGAAAGCTGATTTGATACAGGATCAATCTGTGGCAAATATTCTTGTGGACTGGGTGTGGGCATCCGGTGCGCACGGAATTAAGATTCCTCAACGCTTGCTTGGTGTTACGATGGATGGCATTGTAGGTCCCAAGACCATTGCCGCAGTAAATGCCAAGAATCCGCGTGAGTTGTTCGACATGATTAAGATTGCCCGGTTTGACTTTATCGAGGATATATGCCGGAAACGCCCAGCAAACAACAAGTTCAAACGGGGGTGGATGAACCGCATAAATGATATCTCTTATGTTGGTTAGAGTTATGAACTGGGTAAGCCGGCATATATTGCTGGCTCCTTTCATGTGTCTGTTCCTGCTGTTCGGATCATGTGGCAGCTCGCATAAATCTGTCAAGTCAGACACTAAGATTATACAGAAAGATAGTACACGTGAATCTGTCAATATCGTACACGGATCAAGTACGTCTTTGAGCGAACTCATTACCACTAATGGTAACTATGTAATTGATTTCCGTATCTATGATACCCGAAAACCGCCCGACAGTCTGACTGGAAAACCTCCGTTATTGGCAGACGGTCATGTGGAAGGTGATTTCAGCAAGAATAAAAGGAAGGAAACTGCAATCAAAGACAGTACGGAAGTGAAAGCTGACAAGGAAACCACTTCCAATACCCGTGAAGAAAACCGGTCAGAAACCATAAAAGAGAAAAAAGAATCCACGCTGCCTGAACAAATCGGTTTTGCCTGTGTTTGTGTAACCGTTTTGATTGTCGTTATGCTGATAGTAAAGCATTGGCGCAATAGACAATCTTCATCATAAGACTTTAAATTTATAAATTGGACTGCCCCAGCTCGTGATGAGTCGGGGCTATTTTTGTAATCTTTGCCGGAACTAACATTAACTTATGTATTATGGCTGAAAAAAAAGAATCTTATTCCGAAGAGGAATTGAATGAAATGATCGTATGGTTCAACAACCATGCTGATGAACTTCCCAAAGAAATGCAAATTAACAAATCCGCTTTCACACCGGATTTGAAACTTACTGTTGAATCCTGTATCATGCAAGCCAAGCAATGTCTGGGCAACTATAAGATGGCCGGAGCTTTTAGATTACTTCAACAAATCAAAGCGAAGATTGAGGATAATAAATAAAATCTCATATTTTACTTTTTTTAGAATATCAAGCGGCCCAGTGACGGGTAACCGCTTAATATCTGCTTACTAAAAATCTCCTTGATAATTTTTTATAAGATCATTGGCTTCCTGTATATCATGAGGCGTGTAAATATCTGTCATCAATATACTGCTGTGACGAGCTTGGTCACGTACGCTTAACACATCATAATGTCGTAACATATTCGTTATACCTGTATCTTTTAAGGAATAAAACTTATATTGGGCGGAAAGCTTTAAATCTTTTCTGAGATGATGTGCCCACCAGTCCCGGAACATTTTTTCAGATCTTTTTGTTTTACCGGGACGAAACCCGTCAGAGAATAAATAATAATCACCGGGATTGTTGAAAATGTGCAGGTCCAACATGAGATGTATGACTTTTGATGGTAATGTAATAGTGCCATCTTTGCGATTTTTTGATATATTGTCTGATACGAATATTGTTTGCTTTTTCAAACTTATATCGTTTAATCTCAATCCTACCATTTCCGCCGGTCGGATAAAACAATAGTATAGAATATAGCTTGCCAGCAACATATAGGGGTTATGGTTCTTTAAGTAGTCGCTCACTTTTGCAAGTGTTTCCGGTGGCAGGATGTTGCGTAGCTTTTTTTTCCCTTTTCTTCCCAGACTACTGATCCCGGCTGTTGGATTCTGTGTTAAATAGTTATGGTTCAGACAGAAGGTGGAAAAAGACTTCAAAAAACCGAGATAGTTATCGCGCGTAAATGCAGTGTTATCCCTAGTTATATACACTTCGTCAAGCAGCATAACACAAAAATCCTTATCAAATTGGTAAATGTAGGTGATAGGGACCTTTTTCTCTTCATTGAAGATTTCCATATTACGAAGGTAGGAGCTATAAGATTTGATCGTTTCTTGTCGGTATCTCCCGTCCCTTTGCATTTTGGCGAGAAAAGTGCGGTATTTGTCTATTACATCTTTGAACAGTAGAAAGGCGTTGCCGCATTCTTGCTCAATCCAAGGATTCCATCCTGTTGCGAGTTTTTCTGATAGTCTGTTGATGCATCCTTTGGCGTATGCCCTTCTTTCCTTAACGGATTTGATGAAGTTCAGTTTGATCTTTTTCCGTTTCATCACTCCGTCAACAGGATTGAATGCGTAAAAGTCAATGTACCAATCTTTACCCGTATGTAATATAGGTGGTGTGTAACTCTTGATTTCTTGGATTTTGGACATTTTTTTTTATTTGTTTTTGCTAACAGCAGAAACAAATGGTTAATAATTCCCGTCCCGATTTCGTCCCGGCGGATTTGCTTAAAATGAGATAAGCCACTGACTTTCAGTGGCTTATCCTTTACAGTGTCGGAATGAGGCGACTCGAACGCCCGACCCCTACGTCCCGAACGTAGTGCGCTACCAACTGCGCTACATTCCGTTTCTGTTTTGCGAGTGCAAAGGTAAAGCATTTTTTTGAAATCAAAAAGAATTTCATAGAAAATTTGCAAAAAATTTGTAGAATCAAAAAATATGCCTACCTTTGCAACCGAAAACAAGAAACAATAGTTTCTGAGAGGTCTTCTATTACAAAGTGAAAAGCTCTACCGATAACCATTTTGGTGCCATAGCTCAGTTGGTAGAGCAAAGGACTGAAAATCCTTGTGTCCCCGGTTCGATTCCTGGTGGCACCACTAAACAAAGTGCATAGAGCTTTTCACAAAACGTTGTAACTGAATAAGTTACAGCGTTTTTTATTTTTTGGGGGTAAAACATAGGTAAAACTTTTAATAAAAACATATTTAATTGTCTGATTTTCAATTAGTTATATTGCAAAGATAAGTTTTTTTTCGTATTTTAGCACCATTATTTTAAAATAATATGGTATGAAAGTTGATATCAAGATGAAATACATGAGTTATCATCACTTCAAAAATAGATTTTATATACTTAATGTATTACCATATATAAAGTGCATAACTCAATAAATAATAATGGGAAATACGGAAAATAAAATAAGGCATATTTATTGCATAGAGGGAAACTGGAATAAACATCCTCACAGCAATCAAAGCATAAAACCTATACTGGATTTATTGTTCACTTTCTCTAAAATCAAATACATATATAAAAAATGCATTACCAAAAGAGATTTTATAAAGGGGCTTCAAAGCTTCACACAAAAACGATATTCAAATTATACCGTTTTATATATTGCGTATCATGGACGTAAAAACCGCATTTGTATCGGTAACGAGTATATAACATTAAAAGAGATTGCAGATGTATTAGAAGACAAATTAAACGGTATTATTGTACATTTTGGAAGTTGTTCTACACTTAATACTACTGAAAAAAATATCACAGATTTTATTAAACGTACAGGATGCGCTCTCATTTCAGGCTATAAGAAAGATGTGCCATATATTGACAGCAGTGCTTTTGAATTACTTTACTTTAATGTACTGAATACATACAAAACTTATACCTCTATCAAAAAGAATATTGTCGGCAAGTATCCCACATTAGTAGATATTCTTAGATTTACCTTTTTATATTAATGCAAATTCGATATAAAATTAGAAGAAAATAAGCCATCTGCCAAAGAACTCTATCTCTTTTTTAATAACTTAGATTTTTATCTCAAATTCACGCTATTTGAACTTCTGATGTTCCAACTTATGACACTTAGAGCAAAGAGTGATTAAATCAGCATCGTCCACATCCCATGGATTTTTACTTCTTGGATATCTTTTATGATGAACTTCCAGTGTATTAAATAATTTTATTTCATAAAGCGGAAATATTATGGAATACCCATCAATAAATATACTGGCTCTACCTTGATAAGCAAATCTATTATCCCGTTCAATATTTTGACATAAAAAAAACTTATGCGATGTTTTAATTCTATCATCATGTTCTATCAAAATAGAGTCTATGAAGCCTGTTTTTTTTCCCTTTCGTTTATATCGTAAAGAGCTTTTTAATGATTTTAAATAATACTCATATGTATCTTTGGTAGAACACTTGACATCTGATAGTATTTGCATTTTTCTAGCAGGAAGCATAGATTGGTATAAAATTGGCAACCGGCTTAAATCTTCGTAAAAATAGTTCATCCACAAATTATATTTGGGGATATAGTAACTTTCTTGATTAAATTTTAAATCTTTATCAACTTCAAATTTTATTTCGTTCTTCTGAATTTGTTTGTAAACATCTATCACACAAGAAGCGATCTCTTCAAAATCCACAATCTCATACAATTCATTTATGTCTTTCAAAACATAAATATTATGACAGTATTGGCAACGATAACGATCTCTTTTCCTTATTTTTTCTCTCTTTTCAATCCATCTTTTGTCTCTCAACTTTTTTTTATACAAACTGTTTTCCCCAGTAGTCCTTAATATTCCCAAATCCTCTCTGTTGCATCTTTCATAAAAATAAGATAGAATTTTTTCCTCATTTGTTATATAAAAATTGTATTTGTCTATATTGGGATAGCTATCTTCTTCTATTTGGTTATTTTCTTCAGAATATATATCAACAGTTGTTAGTTCATTCTCATATTTAAGGGTACAACTTTCAACTCTCTCTTTATTATTCAAAGAAGATAGTTTTTTATTAATATCATAATCTTTTTTATTTTCCCTCTTATCTAAATCCTTTATCCCCATCCACAAAATTATTATAGATACTATAAAAAATATAGGCGCAATGTAAAGAAGAGCTATTAGTCCTATGAATATTAAAATTAAATATAATATCAGTCTTAATTTATCTAGCATACAGCTTCAATTATTATTTTAATTATATTCTACCAATATTATAAATACTATTCCTGCATATTGGAGCATGGAAAATTTACGTTTCCCATTATATTTTAGACATTGCTATTTCAAATTTTGATTTTATTTCAGCTGTTAATTCTCCTTTGGGGAGTGAATCCATTCTTTTAAGCAGTTCATTTGTTCTGCGCTTTTCCTTGCGATATTCAGCAACACCGAAATAATTTTTTAGACATTGCAGATAATAATCATACCTGTCAGACTTGGCAAATATATATCTTTTTATATCATTTTCCAAATAGCCTGTATAATCCACTTCAATATCATCAAAAACAATTTTATCAAATATCTTTTTCATTAAACGTTTGAAACGTATATAATGCAAAGGACTTAATAGGTTGCTGCCTGTCACATTGGTGAATCCCTTGTTCTTTAATTGCTTACGTGATAACTTAATTTCATACCGCAATAAATTCACAGGAACTTTATCACGCTCTGCTATAGGGATACGGGAGCTCTTGATAGCTTCAAAAGTCTTATCATAGAACTTTATGGAATATTCCGAGAAGCTACATCTACACCCTCTTAATTGACTCGTTCCTTTTAATGGTGTCATAGGAATAAACCTATTTGATTTATAGCTATGTATTGTATTAAGATAACGTGATACATCTTTATTCATCTGAAAATTGACACCTAATTCTATACTGGTAACGATAAAGTATTTCAAAGGTATGTTCGTTATATCAGACAATTTCAACAATACAGCTTTAGCTTCTTCATAAGTAAACAAAGAATAATTGTTTCCTTTCGCATATTTGTGCAAAGAACCTGTTATGGTTAAACGGTTACCTTTATAAGTAAACCTTAAGTTGCTTATAAGTGAAGAATATATAAGGCTTTCATCCTCAGCGACCTTTGATGGCGTTAAACCAAGTCGTTTTTCTACATCTTCAAACTTTACATCATCTATATAGATTGTTATTCTATCTATCAT